CTCTTTCTCGTGGTGCGTTTAACAGTATTTATGGGAGAACCATGCAGAATCCGGGCGGGATCAGCACTCTCGGTTACGGGCTGGCGAAATCGCTGGCAAGACTTGGAATTGGTTCGGGTATAGTGACCAACACAGTGCCCCGGCACACCGGAACAGTATTTGGGACTAAAAACGCTAAAGGCGAGACGCTTATTTCAAGGGGCGGCAAGTCTATGGGTATGTCCGCAGAAGACTATTACAGCGGCAAAACAGCAAGCGAGTTAGGGAAAAGTGGGCTAAATACATATCAAGACCAATACGGGTACGCAGACCCCACTCAACGCGCTATGAATCGTAGCTTTGATATGTACAACAACCCTTTTAACGAGCCGAATTTGCCGGGATACAACCCAGACGCTCCGATTGGGACGCCGATGGTTAGCCAAGTACGCCCCGGTTTAAGGGCTGGGATGTTTACAGACACCACCGGAACCCCGACCAAGTTGGGCCCGGTGGCTGTGTATGACACGAAATATAGCGGCACGGATAAAGCCGTCATGGCTTTGGCCCCCGGCGGCCTTGGTTTTTTAACCCACGCAATGACAGGTAAAACCACGGGCCTTGAGAATTATGTGCCGGAAGGTGCTTTGGCCCCCACCCCAGAAATGATAGAAAGAGGCCAGACCTATGGCGGTATTAGCCGTCAATTTAGCGAGGGGATGAACGAACTTGGCACCGGGTTAAAGAGTGCTATGGATTCAATACAGAATTATTTCTCTCGCCCGGATGTCCCCGCTCCAGCCCCCCGCGCTGTTAACGTCGTAAACCCAGACGAAAACATGTATGGCGTAGGTATGCAGGATCTTGGCGTTACCACCTATGGTGCTCCGGTCCCAGCATCGAGCATGACTAGGACGACCACACCAGAAGCGGTGGGATACCCCTCTCCGGGCCGTACATCGGGCATAACAGCGACCCCTAGAATGGGCATCGATGATAGGCTTAATGCGCTAGAAGATCTTCAAAGAAGCATACGGGGTTCACAAAGGGCGTATAATCGCGGCGACCTTCTTTCCAGTGGCCTCATGTCAGGCACACAAACAGTAGCTGATGCATCAGTGGGGTATGACGACAGCTTCTTTGGAAATGTTTTAGACGCATTGGGTATAAAAGAACCAACATATATAGAGCGTCAGCCTCAGATAATAGAGCGCACACCCAGCGGGTACATTGAGACCCAGCCACGCGGCACGATAAACCAAGAGCCACAGTCTCTTCGTTCACTGCCGGGGATAATGCAATTGGCAGGTGGTAAAACATATCAACCTGCTTATCGGGGTCAGACAGGGGTGTTTAGGGCTGGGCCCGGCAGCGGTCAGACATATTACCAAGGTTCCAACCCCCAAGGCCAAAGTGTACTTGGAACAGCCGCTGAACGTGCCAGACGTGCTTTTGACAATATGTATGGATACTTTACGAGTTAGTCATGAAGATACAAATCACACTTATCCCTGATGGGATGGATCTTACGAAAGCTATCCAAGACGGCATGCCGGTTGACAAGATGGAAAACTCTTGCCCTGTTGCCACGCAGAACCTTGAGATAAATGAAGAGAATAAACGGTTTGCAATCAAGGACCATCAGTACGGTCCCGCGGTCAACCCGGAAGAAAGCTGTGGTACATGTTCTGTGTTTAATATTACAGAGCACATGCAGCAATGTATGAAGGACGACACTGGTGAGTTGGGCTATTGCCAGTTGCTAAAGTTTATGTGCAGTGCTACTAATAGTTGTGCTGCATGGGAGGAAGGTGGTCCAATGACTGATATGCCATGTGATTGTGGGAGTTCAGACTGCGACTGCGGGATGTAAATGGACGTATTACAATTTATTAAACAGTATCAGAAGATACTTGTTACTCGTATGGATGATATAGGTGTTTCTATTACGAGTGGTGGTGTGACCGACTGGGAAGACTACAAGGCAAGAGTTGGCGAAATTCAGGGTGTCGCCTTTGCTCTTGATGAACTCAAGGCCCTGCTGAAAAAGGTAAATTACGTCGATGACATTGATAGTGCCTGAATACGTTCTCGCGCAACGCGAAGCGAAGAAAAAAGCCGAAGAGGCAGCAAAACAAAAATCCCTGAAAGAGAGAGTACCACAGCCCACCGGATGGCGTCTGCTTGTCATGCCGTACATGGGTCGTGAGAAAACCGAAGGCGGGGTGTATGTACCCGATCAAACAAGAGAACGCGAGTCACGAGCTACGGTTGTAGCTTATGTACTCAAGATTGGTCCTCTTGCATACAAGGATGTGGACAAGTTTGGTCCTGATGGTCCTTGGTGCAAGGAAGGCGATTGGGTGTGTATAGGACGCTACGCCGGTTCCCGATTTCAAATTGACGGCGGCGAGGTTCGTATAATCAATGATGATGAAGTCATTGCCACCATCATCGATCCAGATGATATCAAAAGTTACGGAGGGTAGTTGTGTCAACTAACACCGCAGAGCTAGAAGCTGAAGAAAAAGAAATCGAGATTGTTGACGAGCAGGACACCGAGGAGGATGAGCAGGCAGAAGCTCAAGCCGAAGCCCCGGAAGAAGACAAACCCGATAGAGAGCAAGAACTAGAGCAGTATTCAAAAAATGTTCAGCAGCGTATAAACAAGCTGACACAGCGCTATCGTGAAGAAGAGCAGCGCACAAGAAAAGCAGTAGCTTACGCTGAAGACATTAAGAAACAAAACGAAGAACTGAAGGCTAGGCTAGATAATCTTGATAAGTCCTACGTCGGCGAGTTTGGTTCACGGATTGAGTCACAGATTGAATCAGCCAAGCAGGCGTACCAGAAGGCTTATGATGACGGTGATGCCGAAGCTATGTTTGAGGCGCAGAAAAACCTCAGTCGGTTGGCTATTGATCAGGCTCGTCTCGAGGAACAGCAACAGCGCAGGGAAGTTCACGCCGCACAGCCGGTGGAACAATCCGCGCCACAACCCCGTCAGCCTGAACAACAGCAACAAATGGCCCCTGACCCCAAAGCAGAGGCTTGGGCGGCGAAGAATGAGTGGTTTGGCAGCGACCAGACTATGACATATGCTGCTTTTGGCATACATAGGCAGTTAATTGAGGATGAAGGATTTGACCCAGCGTCCGATGACTACTATAATGAACTTGACACGAGGATCCGCCGAGATTTTCCGCATAAGTTTGCGGAGGTTAAACGCGGTGATGCGGGACCCCGAGTCGCCTCTGCGGAGTCCAGTGCTTCTAAAGCACCGTCAAAGAAGGGGCGCAGAACAGTCAAATTAACTCCTTCGCAGATTGCAATTGCGAAGCGGTTAAATGTTCCGCTTGAAGAATATGCAAAGTATGTAAAGGACTAAGCTATGACTGATTCTACAAAAAGAGTTACACGGGACTCTCAAACCCGTGCAAAGACCCAGCGGCGTAAGCCTTGGGCCCCACCGTCTAAGTTAGACGCACCAGAGCCACCGGCAGGATACAAGCATCGTTGGATCCGCACGGCACTACGCGGTGAAGACGATAAGATCAATGTCAATGCTAAGATGCGTGAAGGGTGGGAACCTGTACGGGCTGACGAATACCCGGATTTGGAGGGGCAATTCCCCACCATTGATGAAGGTCAGCATGCAGGTGTCATTGGGGTAGGTGGCCTAATGTTGGCCCGTATCCCAGAGGAAACGGTAGAAGAAAGAACTGAATACTATCGGGAGCAGACCCGCCAACAAATGGATGCCGTTGACCAAAACCTTATGAGGGAACAACATCCCTCGATGCCGATTCATAATGAACGGAAAAGTCGTGTATCATTTGGGGGTAAGGACTAACCTGTCCCCTTAAACTTGATAGGAGTAAGCAATGGCAAACACTAATGTTGCCTTCGGCCTCAAGCCGATCAATACCGCAGGTAGCGCACCAGCTACTCAAGGTACTAATGCATACTTCATTGACAGTGCCGCAAGCGCGATCTATCAGGGTTCTATGGTTAAGGCCGATAACGGCGGTGAAATCGTTATCTGCTCTGCAACCGGGGACACTGAAGCTCCCGTTGGCGTTTTCGCTGGCTGTGAATATGTTTCATCCACCACTGGTAAGAAAGTGTTCTCAAACTACTGGCCCGGTTCAGGTGCCGACACAAACTTCGACATCATCGGATATGTGTACGACAACCCGCTCCAGCGCTTTGTAATTGCATCAGACGCTTCTCTGACCAACAAAGCTACTGCTGTAGCCGCCATCTTCGAGAACTCACAGTTCAACAGTGGCGCAAGCGGCAGCACAACCACTGGCATTTCTAGCGCACAGCTTGATGTCGCAACTTTGGACGCATCAGACGCCTCTCTTCCCTTGAAGATTGTTGGCATTCTTGATGACCCAGAGAACGCAGACTTCACTGCCGCTGGCATTCCTGTGATTGTTATGCTTAACAACCACGCTCTGCTTCAGTCGAACTCTGAAGCAGCAATCTCATAAGGGAGTGTAGATAATGGCTATTTCTCGCGCACAACTCGCCAAAGAATTAGAGCCCGGTCTTAACGCTCTCTTTGGCATGGAATACAACCGTTACGAGAACCAGCATTCTCAAATCTTCGACACCGAGTCATCTGACCGGGCATTCGAGGAGGAAGTAATGCTGTCAGGTTTCGGGGCTGCACCGACTAAAGGTGAAGGCACAGGCGTATCGTATGACGATGCACAAGAAGCCTACACTGCTCGGTACAACCACGAGACTGTTGCTATGGCCTTCTCAATCACTGAGGAAGCTGTAGAAGACAATCTGTATGATCGTCTGGCATCTCGTTACACTCGTGCCCTCGCTCGTTCGATGGCGCACACAAAGCAAGTTAAGGCCGCTTCCGTCCTTAACAACGCTTTCACCGCAGGCGCAACTGCCGGCGGCGACGGTGTAGCACTCTGTGATGCTTCGCACCCGCTCACCAGCGGTGGCACTTTCGCCAACGAGCCGTCCACTGCGGCAGACCTGAATGAAACCTCACTCGAAGATGCGTTGATCAACATCGCAGGCTTCGTCGATGAGCGTGGTCTGGTCATCGCACTGCGCGGTATGAAGCTGATCATTCCGCGTCAGCTTCAGTTCATTGCCGAGCGTCTGCTGGTGTCGAACCTTCGTGTTGGAACCGCCGACAACGATGTCAATGCTCTGAACCAGATGGGCAAGTTCCAGAACATCGTCCCGAATCATTATTTCACGGACACGGATGCATGGTTCATTAGAACCAACATCCCG